CAGAAATAACGGGAACCTTGTTGACAAACTCGCAGACCGGAAACGGTACTATGAGGAAGTCATGCGCGCTGCTTACCCGGCGGAAACTGCGTCGGGAGCACAATCCACTGATCGAACCTCCAACTCGGACTCGGGTCACCTATTCAGCACCTTAAAAATGCTGAGGTTCCCCATTGAGGTCGAGTTCGACTGGTCCACGCAATACCCGGATGCGCCTCATTTGGCGTACTCGGCAATGCGGGGGTCGGGATTTGTTAGCGCTGGAACGAATGCTGTTCCCAAAGTCACGAATCATACATGGTTATCATACCCATATTTGAATTCGATCGCGAGTCTGACGACTGCGACACAACGACAGGGGACTGCAAACGCTTTCTTCGCTAATTCTGCTCCTGAGAGGCCGACGGCTCACATCCTTACGACAGTAATTGAACTGTTGCGAGGGGACGTGCCGTCACTTCTCAAGAACTACCGCCGAGCTCTGTTTGATTACAAGAATAAATCTCGCGCCCTGAATTATGTGGGGAGTGAGTACTTGAACATTCAGTTCGGTTGGTTGCCTCTTATCCAAGAGTATGCAAACATGATTAAGGTTTTCATCGGTTTGGACCGCATGGTCTATTCCGAGTCGAACCGGCGTCATCGTGCATGGGATGGTCCTTCGGCGTCATCGGCTGTTGTCGATTATCCGAATAGGACCCTTACCCACCGTAACCTTGTTGCGGGTACAGGTGAGAAGTTCCAGACCACTAGTGGTACGGAGTCGTTTTTCGCTCCACACTATTGGACTACTCGAGAGAAGATCCTCACTAGTGAGGACTACAGATTCAGTTCTCGCTTTTCGGCGTTGTGTAAGCCGAGCAGCAAGAGTATTGGGTTTGTAGAGAGGGCAGAAGAGGTTCTACGACAACTTGGCTTGGTGGATGATCCTACGATTCTGTGGGAGCTAACGCCATGGTCATGGCTCGTTGACTGGGCTGCTAACATTGGCAACTCAATCAGCAACGCGCATGTGCTATCTCCCCTCTCGGGGAGACATGCTGTTGATTACGCCTACTTTACCACGCAACTAACTAGCGTGCAAGAGCAGGAACTTGTGTCCGCGACGCTTGCGTCTACGGCATGGAAGACACGATATGAGAAGGTGACGAGACCCAATGGGTACTTCAGCACCGTCCAGCGTGTCCGTGATCGGGCAACTCCATTCGGATTCGGTACGCAGCTGGGGAGTTTAACTTCTCCTCAGTTCGCGATCCTCATCGCGCTCGGGCTTGCCCGGCACCGTTGATGAACAATTGAATAACAACTGAACATCAACTTCACAACAATTCAACAG